CGCACCGACTGATGAGACCCCAGCGGTGAATGTGAGAGTGTTCGTCCAACAAATCTGCGTCCCATCCGCGAACCGCACATACTCCCCGTTCGCGTTACTCCCGCGATCAATCACCGCACCGGTCGGTACGCCGCTCGACTGCGAAACGGCGCCCAGAATGCTGTCTCGAGAGTACAGCGCGCCCGAACTACCGAGCGCCTCCCGTACCGCCGCACTGCCGAGGCCGAGATCCCCCCGCGCTGCCGCCGCATTTGCAGAAAGCGCCCAGGGCTTGATCCCCGCCAGGGTTGCCCCCCACTGGTTGGCGATCAGGTTGAATCGATCCGACAGGTCCTTGTCGTAGCCCAGGATCGGCGCCACCGCATAGGCCTGGCCGCTGGCCGTGCTGCCCTGGTAGTTGGGCTTGATCGAGATGACCGTCGAACTGGCGACGTTTGTGACCTCGTACCAACGTCCATCGGGTCCGCGAAATGCGTCGCCGACTCGGGCATTGGACGAGAACTGTGTGCCGGTACCGGTAACGGTCGGGCTATTTGCGGTCACCGCCACGGTTCCGGTTGAGTACCACGCCATAGAGTTCTCCTGCTATGCAATGGCCAGAAGAGGCCATGGGAAAGGTGTTCGTATTGCGTCTTGCCCAGGTCCGCCGACTTGAACAGTTGCTACGACTGTGTTTCGGGCCGAAGTAACAAACCCAATGGAGCACTCTCCAGTATCACCTTGGGGCGGTTGCGCCTGTACATTGAAATGACTAACCAGAAAATACCCATCAGTCCCATGCAGCCACGGTGCAGCCCATGAATGCAGGGTGTAATACCCCAGATAGTTACCATTCGTGCCGTAATAATTCAGCATCTGGGTACCACTTATGAACCGAACAAGATCCCTGTTACTGTCAAATACCACTCTCGACTGATTGTCGAATATCTGCATCCCCCATCCGCCAGTTTTCGGCATGAACACCGCGCATGCCTTCCACTTCCCTCCCAGTACGACGCCGCTTGTATCTTGAAATACCTTCACGTAGAAGCTGAAACCCGTCCAGTTCCCAGCCGAACCAGCATGCTGGAACATCGTTATGTGATGCGACCCATTAGGGCAAAAGAAAACAAACGGTGGGAGCGGGCTCCGCACCGGAGATGGGTACGAGACGTTGATGATCTGGGCATTAGTGGCTGGGTAGGTACCAGACGCAACCAGATGCAGACAAGGGTGGTCCTGATCGATTATCACCTGACCGGCATTCCCAACAAACTTCGCACCGAAACTCATGAGAACATCACCGCATATAGAGTGTAATTCGCTGTTACATCACCGGACCAACCAAACGCAATAGTCGAGCCGCTAATGGTATGCCTGGGAATCCAAGATCTAGAATCCGGCGTATTGCAGACGACAAACATGACACCTTTAGAACCGTCGAACCCAGGGACCGTAACTGAAAGTCCCTGAGGAATGTTCCCCAAGTCCCGACGATAGACCATCCTCAATGAGTAATTGTTGCTGTCAAAGAGTATTGAGCCGCCGGCCGAACGCGTTCTCATTCCGTAACTCATACATCAAGATTCCCGATCTGGACTCGAAGCACCAAGTTTCCGTCATACACTTTTATTGCCTCTGCCGTCTGACGCATAAACCCTCCCGACGTTGCGCTGTTCATTGTGAACGCGCCGCCCTTATCCAACTTCCACAGCGGCTCGCCGTTGGCACCGAGGGCGGTCGACTGAATCACGTTGCCGATCTTCGCGTTGGTGATCGAGCCGTCCTGGATCATCGCGTTGTTGATGAACATCTGGCCGCCGACGATCGAGACCGGCGCCACGGTCTGCCCGCTGGAACTGTTGAACCAGAGGAACCGATCAGCCTGGAACGCCATGGTCGTCACGCTCGTACCGCTGTCGAAGCCCAGTTGCCAGCCAGCGGCGTACTTCTGGCCATTGGCATGCGCCTGGAGCTTCACGCTGTAGAGCGCCTTGACGCTTCCATCCAGCGAGGTAACCGCTTGAGATGTGGTCTGGATGTTCGCCTCGTTGGTATCGGTGCGCGCACTGACGGTATCCACCCGCTGCCCCAGGGCGCTGTCCGCGTTGGCGCGGACGGTCTGTTCGGTGCTGATGGCCGAGGCGTTGCTCGCAACCTGGCCGGATAGCTGGTCCAGCCGCTGGACGGTCACGGCATTGTTCGACGCAACGACCGACTCCACGGTGGCGATCCTGCCCTCCGCGGTCCCGGTACGCGCTTCAAGCAAGCTCGTCCGCTTCGCCTGCGCTTCATCCTCGTTCGCCCGCACGGTGACTTCGGTGGCGGCTCGAGCAATGGTGTCCCAGCCCTTCAGCGCATCGGCCTTCTCTCCGGTCGCCGGCTCCCGGCGGGCGACAGCCTGCAGAACATCCAGGCTCGAAGCCGCCGCTTCGACCTTACCGTCGAGCTCGGTGATATCCGCGGTGTTGGTGGCCACCTGCTGGGCCAGGCCGTTGGCCGTCTCGATCGACTGTCCGATGTCGGCCCAGTAGGTCGCGTTCGGCGGCGAGGCGTTGAGCGGCACCGCCTGCTTCGCTTGATACAGCCGGCTGCCGACCCGCACGATATCGTTCTTCGCGTAGGTCTTCGTCGGGTCGTAGGCCAGCACATCGGTCAGATTGTCGATCTGGTCCTGCAGGCCAGTGATATCGACCTGCATCTGATCGATGTCGGCGAAGAACTGCTCGCCCAGCGCGGACTCGACGTACTCCTTGGTGATCAGCTCGTTGTACTCGCTCGCATCCGTCGAGCTTATACCGTCGACCCAGGCCGACCAGGGGCCGACGTTGCCGGTCCGGTCGATCAGCCGCCCGCGGAAGGCCAGGCGAGCGCCGGCCGCCAGCGAGGTCAGCGTGTGGGTGTCGGTCGGGTATGCGAACAAGCCCAGGGCAGTTGCGTTCTGTTCGCTGCCGCCCGGGGTAACCGACTGTTGGATCTCGGTGTAGGCGGTGTCCGCCGCGCCACTGGCCGGGAATGCCCACTCCAGGCCGATCTTCCACGGTCCGCTGGTGGTACGCAGGAACGCCAGCGCCGGTGGCGCGCCGGTCTTACCGCTGAGCTGGGTCAGGATCGAGCTCTTCCAGACCGACGTGATGTCGAACGCCGACACCGCGCGCACCCGCGCCAGATAGCCTCCTGCGTAGATGCCGGTCACATCGACGCTGGTGGTGCCGGCACGCGGCAGGCGGATCCAGTTGCCGCTGTCCTTCTTCCACTCGACGTCGTAGGCGACAGCCCCTTCCACGGGGGGCCAGGCGATGGTCATCGTGCTGACCGCCAACCCCTGATCGAACTGGTAGTGCGAGGTCAGCGTGACGCTCGCCGGCGGCGCCACGGTGGTGATCGGGATAACGCTGATCGGCCGGCTCTCCAACTTGGCGCCAGTGTCGATCGCTGAGAACTTCCCGGGCTCGTACTGCAGCGCAGTGATCTCGAAGACACCCCGCTCCGGCTGGCTGACTTTCATCACACGGTAGAGCGGCACCGCCAGGTCGTCGGCATCGAGGGTCCAGACCAGTTCCGGTAGCGGGGTCTCGCTGTAGGCTGTCGTCACGGTCACCGCGCGCCCGGCAACCGACTGCACGGTTCGCGCCTCAGCCTTACCGCTGGGCAGGTTCAGGAGCAGCCGGTCGCCAGCCTTTGCCTGGGTATCGCGATCCAAGGTGATCACTCGGCCAGCAACCGCAGAAACCCGCCCCCCAATCTCCCGTCCAGCCAGCAGCGCGTCAGCCACCGGAATCACCCATCCCGGCAGCGGAATCGCCCCGTCCATACCGGTACGGAACGTTACCGTGCGATCCTGGCTGTTGGTTAGGATCGCCCATTTTCCGCGCCGCTGGGCCTCACTCTCGCGGGTGCAGCCAATGGCTGCCACCTCGACCGGGTTGTCGCCGTAACGCCGCTGCAGGCGCTTATCGGTGGCCACAGCCACGTCGGTGTCGTAGTTGTTCGCCGGATTGTCGTAGCTGACCAAGGCACGGCTGTAGCGAGTGCGCTCACTGGCCGAGCCGTAGCTGAAGCGGCCGTCGATGACATTGGCCCTGGTGTAGGCGAAATCGACGTCGGTGGCGCGCGGGATATCCGCCTGGATCTTCAGTTGGCCCTGGGCCCAGTACGCCATACCACGGTAGATAGCGGTGAGGTCGCGCAGCAGCTCCCAGGCCCCGGCGCGGCTTTGCAGGTTCAGGTTGCAGGTGTGTCGCGGCTCCTGGCCACCCTTCCCATCCGGCACCAACTGGTCGCAGTACTGGGAAATCCGGTACATCTCCCAGCGATCGACCATCCAAGCCTTGATGCGTTTACCCACACCGAAGCGATCGTTGGTCACGATGTCGTAGGTGTGCCAGACCGGGTTGTCGGTCCAGGCCTGTTTCATCGTGCCGTCCCAGATGCCGAGGTAGGCCCGGGTCTCCGGATCGTAATTGCTCGGCACTTGGACCTTCCGCCCGCGGCAGTCGACTGTGACAGCCGGAATGTTGCTGAACTGCTCTGCGCTGAACTCGACGTACAGCAGGGCCGTGTTCGGGTAGCGCAGCTTCGCGTCGATCACCTCGGTGTAGCCGGCGATCAGCATGGTGTCGGCGATGCGGTTGTTGTTCTGGTTCGGCGTCAGGCGGCGGACGCGCACCTGCCAGCCATTGGTGGCCGCCGGCAGGTCGATCCGGCGGGAACGCTCGTAGCGGGTGGTGGTCTTGCCATCGACGGCCTCGCGCAGCACCTCCTGATAGGCACCGCCGTCGGTGGCCAGATCTACGGCATATTCGATCCGGTACCCGCCGATGTTGCCGTTGGTGTCCTGCTGCTGGAGCGCTGGCCAGGCGAAGCGCAGGCGCACTGCGGAAAGCTGGGTATTGCTCAGCGAGCGCACCCAGGGCGTATCGCTGCGCAACTCGACGTTGACAGACGTCTCGTTCTCAACCGCAGGAATGCCAGGGATGTAGTCCTGGTCCACCGACCCCGCGCGCCACTCCCACTTAACGTTCGGGAAGTTCAGGTTACCGCTCGGGTCCATCAGCGGGGTGTTGTCGAGGTAGATATCGCGCTCGCTCGGAACGCCGGCGAACTCGCCTTCGCCCACGGCAAGCAGGATCTTGGCCATCGCGACCGAGCGCAGACTGTCGGGTGCCTCGACCGGCTGTTTCGGCTTGCTACTGCCGCCCTTGCGGCCGGTCAGGTGCTGGTGAACTGCGCCCATGGTTTTCTCCAAGCATAAAAAAGCCCGCTTAAGCGGGCTTATCTTCTAAATTTTGTGGAAGGCAACAATCTACCAGCCAACTCTCATGATCTTCATGCATTAGAAACGAGGAGTGCAGACCCACACAAAAAGCCGTAACACTGAGCTGCCGACTAAAATTCTCATCGCCTACCGCAAGAGCATAATAAAATACTATCGCCCTTTCCGAATCCGTGAAAAGCGAGCGGTACATTCTCACTAGATTCGCATCAAAATCAAGTTGCTCCTCCAGATAAGAGAGTATCAGCCGAACGTACGCAATATAGGGCTGCAACTCCTCCCCATTATCTTCCCAAAACATATTAAATATCTGCTCAGCAGTCTTGGGATCATTAGCAGAAAGCCTTATGGCTCCTCGAAACCCGGTCTCCCCTTCCTTTCTGACTTTCGCTTGAAACATTGCATCCAATCTGTCTCTGAACACCCTCAAACAGTCCTTTCCTACAGTTCTACCGTGTTCCTTACTCACCAAATCAATTGATGAAACCAACATCATGTGATTATCTAGAAGCTTGTAAAATGTCGAAACATTAGCCTGCCGCTTAAACTGATCAACTTGTTCGTCTAACGCCCCCGCCGACCTCGCAAGCTCTTTCCTTGTCTCTTTAAGCTCCTCCTTCTGGAGAACTATTGTAATTAGCAAGCCAAAGAAAGTTAAGAATGTGAGAAGTGGATTTGCCACACCACCGAAGAAATCTCCAAAGGTACCATGCGTCTTAACACCCAAAAGAGAAAAAACGACATCAACGACTAAAACACCAACAACAACTATCAGCGCACATACAAATAAACTGAAAAGCTTTTTAACTCCCTGCTCATCATTCGGCGACACCATCCGCTCGAAGGGTCCAGAGGCTTTGTCGAAGAATCGAAGAATCCGTTTCAGCATCATGCTCTCCTTTAGAAAAGGAGGCATTTTGCTATGATTTATCTTCAGCGTAAATCGAGGCGCTGATGATCGCCCCCCCCCAACGGCGCTTCCCGTAGCAGATCGGTACCGGATTCCCGCTGGCGGTGGTATTTCTGGCGCTGCCGAAGGCGTAGCTGGGAAGATTCTCCGGCGCCGCGCTCTGCTTCAGGCCCTGGGCTTGGGGGCTGAGCATTTGGATGACGCCGCCGGCAACCATCCCTATCCCTGCAGGCAGCGCATACGGGGCTATGACGGGAAAAGCGTAGGAAGCAGCGATCAGCACAGCCCCGACTATCGTCTGCACCAACCCGCCACGCTTCCGGCCACGCATGACCGGAGCAATGCGAATTTCCTCGGCGCCCCCGAACTGCAGCTCATCTTGGGAAATGTTCCGTTTCCCACGGAATACAGCGAACTCCATACCTCGCAGGTGGGAATTGGCGAGGAAGCGCTCGAGGCCAGGAATCTGCACGCACAGGGCCTTGATCGCTTCCGCAGTCGACCCGACGAGCATACGGTACTCCCAACCGAACTGCCGGAGCGCGCCGTAGAGTTTGATGGTGGTCATCGGAGTGTGGTGCGCTGCGGTGGTCATGCGTTTCTCCAGGTAATAAAAAACCGCCCGGAGGCGGTTTATGCGATTATTCATTCCTTCCGTATGAAGGATGATCGGCCGTACTTCGCCTCATAATCAGCAGCCAGTTTCTGGCATACCGACTTAGCGAAACGCCTAGCCGACATGTCTAAAAGTCGATCATCAACATCTTTCCAGCACAAATCGATAGCTACTCGAGCCCTATCCTTATCCCTGGACTCAGGGGTCTCTGTGCTTTCTAGAACTGCACCAAGAATTAGGAGAGCCACCAGAGCACCTATTGGTAGCAGCACTAAACAGATCAGGACTTTTTTTGCTGCCCCCATAGTGGGCTTTTTAGGATGTTGCAGTAGCCCTACTTCCTCATTAAGTGCTTCGCCACAGTACCTGCACTTGATTGCCTCACCCTTGATTATTTCAGCGCAGAATGGGCATTTTTTCTCGTCAGCTTCCATACGACTCTCCACAACAAGGATGGCACAGGATAGCAAACAGCCAGCAGCAAAACCCACCACAAGGCCGGGTTCAGGCGTCCGAAGGACAGGTCACTCGCGCTGCCTCATCCGTCGCTTGAGCAAACCTGAAAACCTTGTCCGCGATGACAGGATGATTGCCGGGAGTCGAGTCCATCGACTTGATTAGGTCACGATGGCTGCGAGCACAAGCATCGTTAGGAGGCGGGAAGTACCAAACCCGGCTAAACACCGGGCTTTTCATGGGAATCAGATGCAAAAAGCCCAGCGCGGGGCTGGGCTCTATACTGCTGGTTAGCCTTCGTACTGGAAGATCCATTGCATCTTGCAATCATTCCCGCTAATGCTGTCAGGATCCGGATCCTTCAACGAGACTTTGTTCCAGATAGGATGGCTTGCGTCTCCTAATGGCCATGAGTGACGACAAGAATTGGAACCAGCTGCCGGATTATCCCAATATACTTTGAACGACATTTTCATATTCTGGGGACCGGCATTCTTATAATCACCACATATCAGATACTCAACCCATCCTTCAGTGCCAACCGCTAAACCGTTTGACTCAGCCCCCCAGGCAACGGCTTGGCCTGGAGCGATAGACTCTGGCGGTAGAGACCCACCCATCCAATTACTATGCTCCAAGCTGTGCTTGAATAATACCAAACTATATGGACTTCTATTAACAAGCGTTATTTTTACAGACCTAAAAGCGCTAGACTTAAAGTTGACGATATTAGCAAATTTATCATCAACCTTAATATCTTCCGAAGCAAGACTGTTACTAACTGAGCTAAATGATTCCAGAGCTGACGAAGAAAATTCCTCAGATATCAACTCTTCAGGTGAAAACTCTCTGTGAGGAACTACTCCACCGCCAAAAACATTGTTAATCCAGACCATCGCACGAGCATAACGGAGCTCATCTTCTGAGTTCGACATAGCGCCTCCCTTTCCTTAGTTGGCAAGTACCGTATGAACAACAGCATAGGGAGATTAGCAGAGATTTTTAGGCGCAACCCATTATCGCTGCCTGTCCACCCATCTACCCTAGACGGAAAGCCAGTACATGGCCTGGGTCTGGGCGTAGTAGCGTTGTGCCTCCCAACGAACCGCCCCGGACCGTTGCCGGAAAGCCCATGGACTGGGGCGATCAAGACCTAGGAGGTCAAATGGTCAAGCATCTATTCATTCCTCATAACCTGAGCGAAGACTTTGACAAGGAAAAAGCTGCCGCAATTCGTCGATCGTTTGATGCAGACGATGCGGAGATGCTGCTTTCTGCGCCCACCACTAACACGGTTTCCAGCATCGAAGGCAATAAGTACTCGGGCATAGTGAAGCATCACTTTGAACGTAATGACAGCCCGGTCCATTACGAATACCGGCCAGATGCTGAACAGGGCTCGAAATTCATAATCACCAAAGACAACCGTGACTGATGGAACGAGGTTGAAATGGGAATCAGAAGTCTTGTGCAAAATCTCCCCAAAGACCCCGACAATCTTGGATGGGTTCTGGGCTGGGCAGTTGTCCAAAGCTCTCCTTGGAGGTTCGTGGATATTTACGCCTCTGAAGCCACTGCCCTAGCGGAAGCTGCGTCACGTGGCGTCGGGTTCGCAGTCGAGTACGGCTCGCATCAGGTGGGCACCGATAACTTCGTCGGCGGCCTCACCCCTCCGACAGATTAATCCGAGCCTCCTTCGGCTCTACCAACGAGAAGCCGAAGGAGCACTGTCCTGACTTCAGAACTGCCGTGAGGCCGGGCTCGCCGCAAACTAAACGGCGATAACCCGGACCTCCGCTGACCTTGCCAATGAGTCGCTCTACTCGCACCATCTGGGACTCCTTCTGCAGCGCAATTTCTGCAGATCCCTGTAAGTTAAAAATGCGCAGCTCGTAGACTTCACACATGACATCCTCCTGCGGCCAGGCCGCTCAGCTTGTTCTTGAGTCTTTGTGGCGCAGCACTAGGCGAGCCCGCTCGTGCCAGTTACCGCCGTAGACGATGATCTCGCTGGGCTTTCCGTACAGGTGGTGCAACAGGAACGGGCCAGCGCCGAAAACTTTGGTCTCCTCGCCCGGCAGCGACGGATCGTCGCCCAGGTAGATCCCGGCGTGGTTCGGATGCGCGGTGCGCCCCACCGCCATCACGATCATGTCGCCGCGCTGCGGCCGATCCACCCGGACGAATCCTGCAGCCTCGAACTGCTGCTCGTAGAGGCTCGGACCGTCTGCCCGCTCCCACCAGCCATCGGCACGCTCGAAGTGCGGGAACTCGATGCCCCACTCCCGCTGGTACCAGTCGGCGCAGACCTGCCAGCAGTCCTGCACCCCATGCACGAAGGCGCGCCCGAGCAGCGGCACCTGGTCGACGGGCTCGATGGTACGCAAGTCGCCCTCCGGCCAACTCAGGATGTGCCATGTCAGGCCCGAGGCGTTGCACATAGCGACGTCTGCGGCACTCGGTCGGCTGGCGGCATCGGGATGGCTGTGCACCACGGCGACGATCTCGCCCTGGTCCTCTGCCTCGGCATACGCCTTCGGTGCGATGCGGAACTCTTCGCCGGCGTCGGTAGCGGTGTTTTCGCAGGGAACGTATCGCTGGCTCCGGCCAGAACGGATGATCAGTCCGCAGCACTCGCGCGGATACTCTGCCGCAGCGTGCTTCTGCACGGCAGACAGGATGTGCTTGAGCATGGTCAGCTCCTGGCGATGATCGAGACGGCAGGGAAGCCGCCGAAGGGCAGTTGGTTCCCTTCACCGAAGCGCGGGATGCAACCGGTGCCCAGGCAGCCATCACACTCGTCCCGGGCTGGGTCATCGGTGGGGTTGCCGTCGATGTCGAAGTACGGGCCGGTGTAGCCGCAGTCGGGCCCGCGGTACCCGCCCGTCATCGCCCAGTGGCACAGGGTGGTCATCTGCCGGCCGACCTGCTCGCCGCCAACGTCGCCTGGCGAGGCCAGTTCCCAAGCCACGTACTGGCCGTCCTCGTTGGTTTTCTGGTCCAAGTACCAGATCTCGACGATCTCCTGGGAGGGATCAGCGTCGGGATTGCCGCCAGGGAAGTTCGCCGCGTCCAGATACTTCGCCAGCGTCGTCCGGATGGTGAGGCGGAACTGGAGCAGGTCCTCGAACGCCAGGCAGAGCGCCGTAATCCGGCCATTGACGTTGCCGGCGGTGAAGCTCGGCCGCGCCGCAGTACCATCGCTGTTCGCCTCGATGCCCTCGATCTGCACCGGCCAGGCCGCGTATTCGTGGCCCTGCCACCAGATCGGTTTCGCCGGTAACTGGTCGGCGTTGGCACCGGCGGCGGCCAGTTCCTGCGGGCTGTGCGGGATAGCGTGTCCGTGGAACCGGACCACGTCGGCGCCGAAGTCGCTGCCGTCGAGTTCGAACAGCACGACCTCGCCGCCGGGCTCCAGCTTCTGGATATCGGTGATCAGTGTCATGGATGGAATGCCTGTTCAAAGGTCGCGGTCAGCCGGTAGACCCGGCCGCCGAGGTTGACGGGCCGGTAGCCCGCACAGGTGTAGAAGCCCAGGCCGCCCAGGGGCGGCGTCCAGAGGAACGCCCGCGCTCCAGCGTGGCGGTCCAGGAAGTCCATCGCGGCCTTGATAGTCGCCGCCGGCCCGGTGATGGACACAGGCCAGCTCTGGGACTTGCTGTTCAGGCCTTCGCTCACCAACTGCTTGTAGCCGTCACCGAATTGCGCGGACCTGGTGGCGAAGGTGATGTCGCCCTCGCCACCGCTCTCGGTGGCCCAGGTGAAGGTTTCGATTGCCATGTGCTCTACCCGTTGATGGCGCGGCCGATCGCACCGTCACGCCGCAGATCACGCGCCAGGAGTTGTCGGTACTTCTGCTCGACGAATGTCCCGATGTCGCGACCGAACTGGTCCAGGCCAGGCTGGCTGCTGGAGACGTTGGCCGAACCATCCGAGGCAATGTTCACCTCGACGTTGATCTGCGAGCTACTGCCGCCCATAGCGCGCACACCGAGGGCCCCGGACGAGGTTCTGGTCAGCGGCATCACGGCCTCTGGCCCCGCTTCGCCCATCACACCCATGCGGCCGCCGCTCATGCCGAACGCGGTTGGCGTGCTGACCACGCTGTTGGTGAATGCCCCGCCAGTGGCGAACATCTGCACCCCGCCGGCGAACGCACCACCGTTGGCGAACAGCCCGCTGTTGCTCACCAGGTTGTCGACACCAGACTGCGCGGCAGCGTTTCCACCGCCGAAGAATCCGCCGAAGAGGGACGAAAGGGCCTGCGAGGCAGCGGCGCGCGTTGTAATCCGCGCCATGTCGGCCAGGATGCTCTTGGCGAAGTCGGAGAACGACAACTTGCCGGTCGTGGCGAAGGTAGCGACTGCATCCTCCATGGCGCGGAAGGCGTTGGTGAACAGATCATGCGTCTGCCCAGCAACATTCCTGGCGCTTTCGAGATAGTCGTTCCAGGCTCCGCTCGCTCCGTTGCTCCAGTCTGACTGGGCAGCGGTCATCTGGTCGTAGTTGCTGACCACGGTGTCTCGCAGGTCCTGATGCGCCTTTCTGAGCGCAGCCAGACGTTTCTCGTACTCCTCGTCCGACATTTGCCGACTGGGATCGGAACGCTGGTTCTCCAGGTCCATCAGTTGCTGGTTGTAGCGGTCGTCGAGACTGTTCAACTGCTCGAAGCGGGACCGCTCTCGTCCGCCCATGCTGACACCGGCCGCAGCGCGCTCGCCCTCCAGGCGCAACGCATCGACCTGCGCCTGCAGCGCCTGCGTATAGCGCTGCACTGACTGCTCCTGTCGCCGTAGCCGCCCCTGCTCGCTGAGTTCGATCTGGTTGAGCTGTGAATCAGCGTCCTGCTGCGCCTTGACCAGCGCCGTCTTGGAGTCGGCGATCTTCTGGTCGAGCTGGATTCGCTGGGCAGCCGAGGTTCCTTGCTTCGCCCTGGCAGTCTCCAGCGCTGCGATCTCACGCTCGTAGGCATGAGTTACCTCATCCCGCTCCTGCTGGATGATCGAGATGCGCTGCTGCGCGTAGCTTTCCGCGCTGATCACGCCTGCGCGTTGGGATGCCTCCAATTCCTTTTGCGCGTTACGGTAGGTCGCGGTGATCTCGGCCAAGCTGTTCTTCGCAGCGTTGGCCGCGCCCGGGGGCGCCTGGACGTGTTCCGTTTCGACTTGCACCTGGAGCGCCAGCGCCGGTTCAGCGAACGCACGTTCGGGCCAGGATCGCGCGCCGCCGGCGTCATCGACCACATCCGCAAGGAACTGCGCGAGATCGAGGAGAACCCCGACGACCTGGCCGAGTGGATCGACGTCGTGATCCTGGCCCTGGACGGAGCCTGGCGCTCCGGCGCAACCCCGGCGCAGATCATCGACGCCCTGGTCGCCAAGCAGACGAAGAACGAGGCGCGCACCTGGCCGGACTGGCGCACGGCGCCGGCCGACAGGGCAATCGAGCATGACCGAGCGGACGAGCCGGTCGACGACAACACCTACTTCGTCATGCGCAACGCCGGCGGCGCCGTGTTCGTGAAGCACGGCCCGTTCTTCGTGAGCCAGGGCGGCCTGACGGAGGACTGGGGGAAGAACTGGAAGCGCATCAGGGCCGGCAGCCTCAAGCATGCCCGCCAGGTCGGGGAGGAGTTGCTGCCGTGACCCAGCGCATCTACCTCGCAGGCCCCATGACTGGCCTGCCCGAACACAACTTCCCCGCGTTCCACGCCGAAGCCGCGCGCCTGCGAGGCCTCGGGTACCAGGTCGAGAACCCCGCCGAGCACGGCGAGATTCCGGGCTTCGAGTGGGCCGACTACCTGCGGCTCGACCTGCAGAAGCTGCTCACCTGCCAGGCAATCGCTCTGCTGCCCGGCTGGATGGACTCGAAGGGCGCCAGGCTGGAGTTCACCGTAGCCACCAATCTGGGAATGCGCGCTCTGCACGCGGAGCACATCACCGGTCCTGCGGAGGATGCGCCATGACCGACCTCTTCTACCTGCAAGACAGCCGCAGCAACGTCGGGAGCCGAGCAACGTTCTGGCGCGCCGGCGGCGGCTACACCACCAACCTCGACGAAGCCGAGACGTTCACCAGCGCCCATGCCGTTCGGCAGTACAAGTGCCGGGAAACCGATCTGCCCTGGCCGGTCGACTACGTGCGCGCCCGGGCCGAGTACGGCGTCGATCACCAGGACCTGGACCTGTCCCGGACGCAGGCACTCGCCGGCGCGCCGGCGGACGACCGCATCTACGTCGCCTACGACAGGGACTGGGACGGCAACTGCCTGGTCTGGGTACCCGAGGCCGCCGGCCGGACATCCAACCTGGCCGCCGCACGGACCTGGCCGCTCGACCACGCCGGCATACTCACCGCGCGCGGGCGCGCGCCCTGGCCGAAGTCCTACATCGACCAGCATGCCAGGCCTGTTGCTGTGGCGGCCTCCCTCAACCACAAGCAGGCCCTCCGGCTCTTCGGCCTGAAGCTACCCAAGCCGGAGCACCAGGGCCAGCGCCGCCTGAGCTACAGCACCAGGCTGAATTGCAGCGGCTGCGGACGCTTCATCACAGAGCATCAGCGCTTCGACGACTGCCCCAACTGCGGGGCAAGGAATGCACCATGACCAGATCCAATGCGCCGCTGGTGCAGAGCGAGGCCGAACTCTGCGCAGCGTTCATCGACGAGTTCAACCGAGTCCCCGGCTGGCTGGACAAGAGCGCCCAGCCCACCCTCTTCACCTGAGCCAACCATGCCCAACTACTACCCCAAGGGCGGGCGCTGCCGCGCCTGCGAGCGACGCCTGGACGACTGTTCGAGCCTCGACTTCAGCGCCATGCCGGTCCACCGCCGTGACGGCCCCGACGTGATCGTCATCTGCACCGAGTTTCGACAGACAGCCCGCAGACCAATGGATAGGTCTGCGCAACCGGAGACACCGCAATGTCCTCTACCCAACACCAACTGATCGAGCAGTGCGCCACCCGCCTGCGCGGCATCGTCGAAGCCCTGGACAACATCCACGACAGCACCCCGCACCCCGCACCGCTGGTCGACGGACCTCGACGACGTTCACTCCTCAGCCGAGAGCCTGCTGGCCCTGATCAAGGACCAGGCGCCGGCTCGATCGGAAGCCAGCTTCGAAGAGTGGCTGGCCAACGAACTCGAGGGCGAGGACGGCCAGCCTGTTCCGGCTGCGGTATGCGACATTGCCCTAGCCCGTCGAGCATTCAACCATTGGCCCAAGCTGGAACATCCAGCCAAGGTCTGTGGCGTCCGCTTCAGCGCTGGCGTGTCGTCGCGGCTGGTAGTCGAAGCCGCCCAGCGGCTGAACGAGTTCGAGTCCACTCCGGAGCAAGAGGCGGAGCGGCCGGAGGTTGTGGCGTACCGGACTATCGGGCGACATACAAAGCACCAGCATCCCCACTACGCACTGAACTACTACAAGCAGAACGCGGAAGATCAAGCTGCCCACTGGCGTGAGCGCGGCTGCGAGGTGAGCGAGGACGAACTGATGACCGTCGCCCAGCATGAGCGCATCGTCGGGGCGCTGCGGGCTGAGCGTGACGGGGCGATCAAACTACTCGGGCAGAGCGTCTGGCAGAAGATTGAACGGCTAACGCAAGAGCGCGACGCCGCCCTGGCCAGGGTCGAACAGCAAGAACGCACCATCGCCGGCATAAACGAGGCGCATGCGAAGTTGGCGGGTTTGTATGAAGCCGCCCAGGCTCAGCACAGCGCGGGCTATGCCGAAGCTCGCCAGTGCGTGAACTGCCGGCACATCGGTATCAACGACGCCGCCGACTACGCCGCTTGCCACGATTGCCGATGGACTGGACCGGAACCCGATGAGGACAAGTGCCCAGGTTGCGCGGGCGAGAACTGCATGGCGGCAGCTTGCCCAGAGTGTGGGGGCCGTTACGAGCTGGTCGCTGAGGCGAAAATCTCCACCCCAGCCGCCCAGGCTGGGCAGATGCCGCAGGCATGGCTCGACGTGCAGGCAGAGCGCCGCCGGCAGATCACCGCCGAGGGATGGACGCCGGAGCACGACGACGAGCACAGCCACGGCCAGATTGCCCGCGCCGCCGCCTGCTACGCCCTGGCCGGCTCCAGCGCTCCGAATGATGGAACCGCAGCCCTGTTGGTGTCGCTGGCATGGCCGTGGGACCAGCAGTGGTGGAAGCCGACCAGCGCGCGCCGCGATCTGATCAAGGCCGGTGCACTGATCCTGGCCGAGATCGAGCGCCTGGACCGCGCCGCGCCCGGCAAGGAGGTAGGTCATGAGTAAGGTGAAGCGCTTGAATTTCACCGTTGACCAGTTCGAGAGCGTTGTTCCGTATGCGTCAGAGCATGGCCAGTACGCCAGATATGCCGACTACGCCAAGCTCGAAGCCGAGGCCCAGGCGCTAATGGAGGAAGTCGCAGCACTGCGCGCAAGGGTGGCTGTTGTGCCGGATGGGTACGCGCTTGTTCCGGTTGAGCCAACGCGGGAGATGTTCATTGCCATCAACAAGGAGGACGACAAGGCCTATGCCGGTGGCTGTCATCACGGCGCACAGTTTGAATGGCTGTGGGCTGCTGCGATTGAAGCCGCTCCCCGCCCCAACGGCCTGACGGTCAGCGAATCAGCGCTCGACACGCTGCGAAAGGCCGCGTCAGGAGAGGTCAAGCACCTGAACAACGGACTGTGCCCTGATGACATTGAGGGGCACGAAGCGCGCGATCCGGACTGCCCGGTATGCAGAGCGCTGATCGAGACGGGAAAGGAGAGCGACAATGTCTGAACTAAAACTGGGACTGGTGGAGATATTCCCGATCGTTCGCACGCTGGCGGCCTGGCAGGCGGGGTGCTTCGGATGAAGCAGAAACCAGGCATCGCACTTCCCCGCTGGCTCCTTCGCACAACCACGATGCAGATGCACAGCGTCGACGTGGTACTGGTCATGGCCCTGGTGCTCCAGCACCACGGTACGGCCGACGCTGTTCGCCGCGCCGCCGGTCAGCTTCGCGACAGAGTATGTGCCGAGCACCGGCCCAAGATGACCGCGCTCATGCGCATGCAAGACGACGTGGCGGCGCTGCAGGTGGCGCTCAACATCGTCCAGCGCGCCACCGACGCCCTGGGCATCCTGGCGGGAAAGCCGTTTCCGGCCAGACCTTCGCCCAGCGAAAGCCCACCGGATCAGGGGCACATGCCCGCCAAGGCTGGTCCCGTCACCGGTGAGCCGGTACATCCTACCTGAAATCATCCATGCCCGCGGCCCAACGGAAAGGGTCGCGGAACAGCCCGGCCGGAGAGCTGGGATAGGTAACGCCCAATGAACACCCTGTTTCTGTTGATGGCTCAGTACGATGGCGCCGCCATCATTCCCCTCGAACGCGTCTGCGCCGACTACTTCAGCCACCTGACCCCCGAGAAAATGAAGATGAAGGTAGCGGCCGGCGAAATCGACTTGCCGCTGGTACGCATGGAGAACAGCCAGAAGTCTGCGCGTGGCGTACACCTGACGGACCTGGCGAACTACCTTGACGAACGGCACAGAACGGCGAAGGAGGAGCACGAAAAGCTCATGGGGCGCAGAACCCTGCGCCGTGCATCCTAACCCTCCCGCCTACCGGGCCTCGATCGTGGGGCCCTCTATTATCTGCTCCAACCACGGCCAGTCTTCGTACTTGTCGCCGTTCCCTCTCAGATGCGTGTATCGCCGCATCGAATTCCAGTCCCGGTGGCCCGAGACGCTGGCCACGCGCGGAATATCCCATCCGATCTCGAAAAGCCGACTGATGCCGTCATGGCGCAGGTCGTGAAAGTGGAGATCATCGATCTCCAAGAAGCTGCAAGCCCTGGTAAACGAAGCGCTGACCGACTTCGCGTTATAGGGGAACACGAACTCCTCGCGCCGGGGCATCGAATGCAAAATTCGCCATGCCTGATCTGGCAGGTGGCACCAGACATCATTCCCGTATTTCTGGCCCGGATTCTTCATGTCGGTGATCAGCACTGCCTGGCGTGCTTCGTCGATGGCGTCCCAGCGGATCCGGGTGATCTCTTCCTGGCGGCGCGTTGAGAAAATCGCAAAGCCGATCATCCGAACCATGTCGATCTGCTGCTTGCGACGCTCCCGCATTTCAACGAAGTAGGCAAGGATGGTGTCAAGCTCCTCCAAAGTTGGGCGCCTGTCCCGCTCGTTGCTCCTGGAAACCCCTCCCATCTTGCGCAGAACGCGCCTGGCGTCGGCCATGGCCACCGGATCCACCTCGTAGCCCCATGCTGGGCGCGCAACCGTCAAGACGGCACCGAGGTGAGAAAGATCGTTGCCTACAGTCTGCGGCTGCACGCCGCCCTTCTCGATGCGATCCATTGCGTACTCGACCAACACCTGGGAAGTCAGGTCCCGGTCGACCACATCCCCCAGCCATGTCGCAGCTATCGCCTGGAGCGTCGCCTCCTTAGTCCTGCCCAACGGTCGCGGTTTCCCGTACTCCTCAAGATACTGCTTGATCATTTCCCGTACAGTGACGCCCTTGCGATTGGCTCGCTCGATCGCGCCTGGCGCTGCCAACTCTGCCTCTCGGCGCTTCAGCCAGTTCTGGGCCGCCGCCTTCCGGTCGAACGTCTGGCTTTCCTGATAAACTGCCTTCCCCTGTCGCAT